AACTACCGATACATACATTGAACGCTTCTCACATATGGCACAATTAGAAAATGAACTCGTTGTGTTTTCGACTCCTGATATGATTGAAAAATTGATACCTTTGCGTAAAGATAAATTAACAAGATGGATTCCTTTTGATTTCTTTACTGAATATTCAGATTTAATTAAAAAAATAAACGACATTCAGAAAACTGATAAGTTTCAAAATTCGATTCATCCAAGCCAAAGAAAAAATCCAGAATATTGGAATGCACATTATGTGGTTGTAAATTTTCTAAAATCAGCATTTGTTAATATAGCAATAGAACGTAACTATGTTAAAAACGAATTGGTGTCTTGGTTAGATTTTGGTTACTGTCGTACACCAGATAAGATTCCAACAAGCAAAAAGTGGTCATATGACTTTGATGTTAACAAAATACATCTGTTTAATTATAAAGAATATGATAATAAACCATTAACTGAAATAATCTCAACAAATGATGTATACATACTAGGTGCAAAAATTGTTGGTGGTAAATCAGCATGGCCAAAATTCAAAGAACTTATGATACAAAGTTTGAGTGAATTGAATAATAATGGTATGGTTGATGATGACCAAACACTTATGTTAATGTCAACAATTAAAGATCCTAATTTATTTGAATTACACAGGATTCCGGATCATCAACTTGGCCTTGATCCATTTGTTATTTTTAGTAATTTTAATAAAGAGGTATAATATGAATGATGTAATTAAATTTGATACAGTAACACAAGCTTTTGGAGTAGCCTCCAGCCAATCTAAGTGTTCTGGCCACGGTTTAGGTGAATTGACCAAAGGTATGAAAAAAGGATTGGAAATTGGTTGTTCTGAGGCACACACCTCAAAGTTTCTATTGGACACCAATCCAGAATTGACCTTATATTCAATTGATCCGTATGTTGCATATACAGATTGGAACGGTAATGTATTGAATGACCGAGAAGAATTCTTTGGTCGTGTCACAAAAGAGATGACTGTTTATGGTGATAGGTTTGTTTTGATTAGAGACTTTTCAGACAATGTTGTTGACCGGTTCAATGATGAAGAATTTGATTTCATCTTTATTGATGGATTGCATACCTACGAACAATTAACAAAAGACTGTCACAACTATTACTCTAAGGTTAAAACTGGTGGTATCTTCTCTGGACATGACTACCAAACAATTCCTGGTGTTAATAAAGCCGTTTGTGAATTTGCACCAACTAAAACTGACAAAGTTCTCACAACCGAATGTGATGTTTGGTATTGGTATAAATGAAGACCATTTTTATTGTAACATCCTGTTTAATACCAGCAATCGGTGTTTTCAGTAAAGAAGAACGTTTAAAACAAACATTAGAAACTATTGATTCAATTAGAAAAAAATCACCAGAGTCAACTATAATATTATCTGATGTTTCAATAGAACCATTAAATTCTGTTTATGATGAACTCATTTCAAAAGTTGATTTATTCCTAAACTTAAACACCGTTGATTTATTGTTAGAATTAACAAAAAATGGAATGAAAAGCCACGGTGAATGTGTTATGACAAATGTTGTTTTGAATTATCTTTTGGAGAATCCGAGTATTTTAACCGATGTTAAACGTATTTTCAAGATAACTGGTAGACTGCAACTTGATGACGGATTCACTATGGAAGACTATAAACCATTAAGTGGCAAGTATGTTTTTAAGAAATGTATACCGTCTTGGATGTCTAATCCTATAAACGGAGCGACACATGTTTTTGATACTCGTTTATGGTCTATGTGTGTATCCTTGATAGGAATACACAATAAATCATTGGAAAATGTGTTCCCGTTACTAAATTCAATAGACCTAGAACATGCTTATTACGCCTGTTTAGATAAAGAAAAGATTGTTGAATTTGAAAAAGTTCATTGCCGAGGACAAGTAGCATCAACTGGTGAATGGAAATTCGACTAAATTTTCATACTATATATTGGATCGAACAATTGACAATTTGATTGGTGTCTGGTATAATCCGTTATAAATAACCTTACAGGCAACCAAAGTGTGTTGCATTTCTAAAGGTATAATCTATGTTAACATTTCAATCCTTCCTCAAGGAAGAAGCCGAAGGTGGTGAATTAAAACACATCCACCACGCTGAAGACCGTCCGTTAATGCACGGCCACGCTGGTTTTGAACATGCTCATGCCGCCTTGATGAAGGCACATGCTCATATGACGGCTGGTGCCAAGAATAGCAATTTAACCATGAAATATGATGGTTCTCCATCAATTGTTTTTGGTCACCATCCTAAGAATGGTAAGTTTTTTGTGGCCACCAAGTCGGCCTTCAACAAGAATCCAAAAATTAATCACACAGAAAAAGATATTGAAAAGAACCATGGTCATGCACCAGGTCTTGTAAACTCACTTAAACATGCTCTCAAACATTTACCAAAAGTAACACCTAAGACTGGTGTTTACCAAGGTGACCTGATGCACCATGCAGATAACAAAATGTTAAAAGAAGAATATTTGTTTGAAGCGGAAAAAAATAAAGTTTCTTTTACACCAAATACAATTACATATACTGCTCACGGCAAAGAAGCGGATAAGGTCAAAAGGTCTAAGGTTGGTGTAGTAGTTCATCAAAAATATAATGCTGACATGACCTCTGCTTCTCCTCATGTTGACCATGAAAGTTTTAAACAACATCCAGATGTTCATATTCACGGTGCAGAACATGATACATCTAAAGTTAAACATTCACCAGCAAATGAAGCAGGATTTCAAAAACATATGGCAGCTGCCAAAGAAATCCACGATACACACGGTCACAAGATGTATGATTCTATTCATCCATCACACTCTGGTGAAACTGGACATTTATCCACATATATCAACAAAACAGTTCGCACAGGTGAAGTTCCAAATGTCAAAGGTTTCAAAGAACATATACATGCTGAACATGAAAAAAAGGCAGCCAAAGTAAAAACTGAAAAAGCTAAGTCTGAAAAAACAGGTGAAGGTGCCAAACAGATTGCTCATGTTGAGAAAAACAAGTCACATTATGGTAATTTGTTGACTATGCATCATCATTTAGGACAAGCTAAAAATCATTTGGTCAATTCATTAGAAACACATGAAGGTAATTACCAACATCATATTGAAGGTAAGAAATCTAAACCTGAAGGTTTCGTTGTTCATCACGATAATGAACCTACTAAGTTGGTTAACCGTCCAGAATTCGCTAGACAAAATTTATTAAAGGTGAGAAAATGAGCATCAATCAATTAACTAGACAACAACAAATTTTCCTTGAGAGAGCTGGATTAACAGAACTTCTAGAAGGCCGTGGTAAACTTACAGGTTCTGGAGCAATTGGTGCAGAACACCAGAAGAAATATATTGATCCACATGTAGGTTCAGGCAAATTTTCACACAACTTGGCAGCTGAACATGATGATTTACCAAAAGGTTCAGCAGTAAAAATTCATAAAGTTGAACATATCAATAATAAAATTCATGTTCATGCAGAAGATGAAACTGGAAACCATCATGTAATTCCTGCATCAAAGTTACATAAACCAGGCGAAGCTCCTCCTAACAAAGGACATGAATATGAAAGTAAGTTTGTTGAACGTATGAAACATCATGGAGTTATGCCAAAACATATGTCAGGTGCAGGTTCAACTAGTGGTACTGATTTTGCGGTAGAGCATAAGAAAAAAGGTAAATTTATTGCAGGATCCGTTACTGGTCGATTATTAAACGGAGAAACTAAAAATGGCACAACTGCTGCTATGGGTCAGCTGACTATTCATCACAGTAAAGAAAAAGGTTGGCATATCAAACCTGAGCAAAAAGCCAAACGTCCAGAATATGCAAAACACATTGAGAAAGCTGGTATCTTAAAACACATGAATACACATCATCCAGATCCACATAAAGAAGAAGAAACATCATCGGGCCGTGCAAAGTCAATTGAAATTAAACATCCAAATTTACATCCAGCAGAGGGTTATCTAAAAGACCATCATGTACATGTACTGCAAGTGGGTGGCCATGGTACATATAAAGTTGGTGATAAAGATGAAACTGGCCACGGTTTACCTTCAATCTCTGGCAAAGGTAAATGGAGAATCAGAGAAAAGCAAAAAGGAAACAAAAGTGCAAGAACTGTTGCTTTTCATCCGGATGGAGTTAAAGGTTTGAATAAAAGTCATGTTGATTTGGATAATGATGAACACTTAAATAAATTTAAGAAAACGATAGGTCACAAATAATAAATGAAAACCTTTTTAGATTTATTACAGGAAGATAAAAGTGGTGATGTTCACCACATTATGACCTTTGGTCGTATGAATCCTCCTACAACTGGACACCTGAAAGTTATTGATAAGGTCAAAGAAGTCGCTGCGAAACATAATGCTGCACATACTGTTGTAACATCACATTCACAAGATAAGAACAAAAATCCATTATCTGCTGCACAAAAAATTAAACATCTCAAAAGATATTCTCCAGGTACCAACTTTGCTGCATCAGATAAAGAACATCCATCTTTCTTACACCATGCAGCCAAGATACACAAACAAGGCGCAACACATCTTCATATGGTGGTTGGTTCTGACCGTGTCGGAGAAGTGAAAGAGAAATTAAACAAGTATAACGGCACACATCCAAGTGCTTTATACAATTTCAAAAAGATTACAGTTCATTCTGCTGGTAGCCGTGATCCAGATGCTGAAGGTAAAACTGGCATGTCTGGCACTAAGATGCGTGAACATGCTAAACATAAAGATGTCAAGTCTTTTAGACAAGGTGTTCCATCACATGTATCTGATTCTCATACAAAAGAGTTGATGCATGATACTCGTACAGGTATGGGTATCCACGAATCTTCTTATCATGGGTTATTCAAAGCAGTATTTGTGACTGGTGGACCAGGTTCGGGTAAAGATGTTGTTATCCGTGAATCCATTCCACACCAAGGTGCTGTAGAAATCAATTCAGTTCAAGCATTTGACTATCTGATGGACAAACAGAAGTTATCTGAAACAACAAAAGATTATCGTAGAGAAGCAATTCGTTCTCGCCTTCCTTTGATTATTAATGGTCCTGCCGATGACCATTACAGAATGATTACAATCAAAGAAGAATTAGAAGAACTCGGTTACGAAACAATGATTGTTTTTGTTAATACAACTAATGAAGCTAGTCAACAAAGAAATGAACGATTGACCAAAATGGTGTCTGAATCTATCAGACATGAGAAATGGGAACTGGCTCAATCAAGTAAAGAATCATATCGTCAGAACTTTGAACGATTTGTAAATTTTGATAATAGTAATGCACTAGAATCAATACAAGAAGATATCACCACTACATATCAAAAGGTTGATAACTTCTTTGCAGGCGAGGCCTATACAGAAACGGCAAATATGTGGCTAGAAAACCACGTGCCGCTAAATATAGGAAGTTATAATTCTTTGTTTAAGGAAAATGAAAATGTTAAGAAAAATTCTAGGTTTATTCAAAGGTTCAACGAAAGTAAATCCATCAAACTCAGAAAAGGTGGAAGTCCAGCCGCAAACGGTCCAGGAGACATTAGTCCCGACAATCGTGCAGGAGATCCAAATGCCGACAACATCAAGTGGGACGGTAGAAAGCCAAGAAGCACCTACACCTTCAGAACCTACTCCGAAGAAAACAAGCCGAGCATCAAAATCTTCCCAGAGCCCAAAGAAAACAACTTCTCGCAAGACAAGGACAAAATAAACCGTAAGAAATTTGGTGATAAATCACTAAAAGATTCTCCTTTTCGGAGTATAGATGGTGTTGGTGCCACATATAATACTCGTACTAACGGTTCAGGTTTAACTGGTGGTGCTGGATTAGGTAATCCACTATCATCTGAAAGCATAGATTATAGTAATGCAAGTCCTGCTAGTACGGCAATGCCATCTGGTGGTTCTGTAAATCCTTTGAGTAATAGTTATGACACATTTAAAAAGTTTAGAAAGACTATTAAAAAAGAAGCCATAGACGATCCAGGTGCAAATGACATGGGAGTTGGTGGTGCTTTAGGTGGAGCAACAAACAAAGAACCAATGGAGAATCCAAAAGATAAGATGGGTTTTTCATACGATATTAAAAAGAAGAAAAAGAAATGAAATCTTTCCTAGAATTTTTAGAAGAATCTCCAGCATGGCAGCGTTCTGCTGGTAAAGATCCAAAAGGTGGACTCAATCGTAAGGGTATTGCATCCTATCGTGCTGAACATCCAGGTTCTAAACTTTCAATGGCAGTTACAACTAAACCTTCTAAACTGAAAGCCGGATCCAAAGCAGCAAATAGACGCAAATCAGTTTGTGCCAGAATGTCAGGTATGAAAAAGAGATTAACATCTGTTGCTACGGCACATGATCCAGATTCAAGAATCAATAAATCACTACGCAAGTGGAATTGCTAAACGGAGAACAATAATGATAAATTTAAAAAAACACGATAACGTTGCTGATGCTGTATTAGATATTTTACAGCAAGAAGCACTCAAAGGCAATCAAGACAAGATTGATGCCAACCACAATGGTAAAATCGATGCTCAAGATTTTAAAATTCTCCGTGGTAAAAAGAAAGTTGAAGAAGAATTAAAAGGCAATCAAGACAAGATTGATGCCAACCATAATGGAAAGATAGACGGTGAAGATTTCAAACTTCTACGTGCCAAAAAGAAAATGAAAGAAGAAATTGACAT